ATTCCAGAACCCAAGCGCCATGCCTCCTAAGCGTGGTGTTGGAGCTGACTATGATAGCTTCCAGATTCCGGTTCTTGACCTTGAGTTTATCTCTGTTAACAGCATGGACATTGAGAGCCGCATTGATAAGCGTGGAAATCAAATCAAGCGTGTCTTCAACAAAAACAGAAAGCGCAAAGCAAATGACTATACTACTACTCACTACAAGGTTGTATACAAGGCTAAATGGATTCTTGGAACCGAGTACCTATTTGATTACGGCCTGTGCACTAACATGAAGCGTGAGCGTGCGAACATGACAGAAACGTCTATGTCGTACCACCTGTTTGCTCCTGAGTTCTATGATATGCGTGCCTCTTCAATCATGGAGCAGGTAATTCCTATCGCAGACTCAATCCAGCTCAACTGGTTCAAGCTTCAGAACGCTATTGCAATTGCACGCCCTAAAGGTATTCAGATTGCGTTGGATGCTATTGAAAACATCCCGCTCGGTAGTGGGGGAGCTGAGCTTAGCCCCAAGGACGTTCTTGACTTGTTTAACAAGAAAGGAACCCTTGTCTATCGCTACCTAGACCCGTCTGGAAATCCAAGTCCGTACAAGCCTATCGAGGAGATTGAAAACGGTCTTGGTCGTGACGTAACCACCTACTTTGACCTCATTACCAGAAACATGCAGATGCTGCGTGATATCACTGGACTAAACGAATACGTAGACGGTAGCACTATTGACCCACGTACATTATCTAATGTAACCAGACTTGCTGAGGAGGCGTCTAATAACGCTCTGTTTGCATGCGTACAGGCAGACAGAATGATTCTTGAGCGTGTGGCAAAAACTGTAATTGTTCGCATCCAAGACTTGATTAAGTTCAAGACTTATCACCCCGCATACAAGACTGCCCTAGGCGTTGAAACAATCGACTACCTATCTGGTGGAGTAGACTTTTCGTACCGTGAGTTTGGCATCAAGATTGAAGACAAGCCGGACGTCGTTGAACGTGAAAAATTGAAGGCTATGGCCGGTCAGTATGTTGGCGCTGGACTTATTGAGTTCGAAGACCTTGTTCTTATCGAGAATAGCGACAACCTGAAGAAAGCACAATACATACTTGCTTATCGCCTTAAGAAGCGCAAGGAAGAAAAACTCCGTGAGTCCATGCTCCTACAACAGCAGAACGCCGCAGTACAGCAGCAGTCTGTTGCAGCCAAGGGTGAAGCCGACATCGCTAAGATTGAAGCTCAGGGTGGCATGAAGATGGAGTTGGAAAAACTCAAAGGAGAAATCGAAGCACAGCTGGAGCAACTTAGGGCCCAGCTGGCATCTACAAGAATGTCTAACGAATAATTGCGTAAACATTCCAAATTGTCTAATTTTACAAAAAATTTGAGTTATGTCTGATGAAGTTACTTTTGTACCAGTATCTGCGGAAGAACCCGCTGTAATTAATATAGGAGGACAAAATCCACCTGCTGAACCAGCTCCGGCTATTGAAGTGGCCCCAGAGCCTGAGCCAGCAGCGGAGCCAGCCCCGGAAGTTCCTGTGGCTCCTGATTTTAACCCTACTGAATACGTTAAAACGGCAACGAACGGCCGTTTCAGTTCTTTGGAAGAATTACTTGAGCTTGCGGAAAAGGATGCTCCTGCTCCACAGTTCAAGGATGATTTTATTAAGAGCGCTGTCGAGTATTACGAAAAGAACGGAAGTCTAAAGCCGTTCTTGGAAGCAATGCAGATGGACTACGATAATATGGAGCCAATGGAGCTTATGAGACATAAGCTGCGCTCCGAATACTCGGACCTATCTGAATCTGCTTTTAACAAACTCTACAAGCGTGAGGTCATCGACAAGTACAACCTTGACGAGGATTCTTACGAAGAAGAGGACGTAGAACTTGGTAAGCAGCTTCTTAAGAAAGATGCGGAATCCCTGCGTCAACAGCTCAAGTCTGAGCAGTCTAAGTTTCTCGAGCCAGAAAATGACGGTCAAGATGATAGTCAACAGCTTGCGGAACAGTGGGCGAGTCGGGTTGAAACCGATTCACTTACGCAGCAACTGCTACAGTCTAAGTCTGTAACAATCGAAGTTGACGGTGAGGAATTCAATTATGAAATTGATAATCCCCAACAAGTCATGGAAATGACGAAGGACAATTCCAAGTTTTTTAACTTATTTCTGAATGAGGAAGGCGAAGTTGATTTAGCAAAATGGTATAAAGTTGTGGCGTTTGCCTTAGAACCTGATGTATACGAGCGAAGTCTCTTGAACCACGGCAAGACAGTCGGGGTAGGAGATGTGGAACGTACACTCAAAAACCCAGAGGTTCCGACCGCTGGCTCTAAGTCACCGCAATCAGCTCAAGATTGGACGCAAGCATTCCTCGATGCAGCACTTAACCAAAAAAGAAAATAAAAAACGCTTAAAAAATGAGCTACAATAAAAACTTCATCTCGTCTATCCACTTCTTGGATAAGCGTGAAATCCTGTCACAAGTTCTGGATGTTCAGAACGAAGACCCATCATTCCTCGACGTAATGGAGGGAATGCGCCGCTCGGTTCCTACCTCAAGCGCTATCTTCCACAACTACGTTAACGAGCCCGTTTACGAAAAGCTTACCCTTACTGGTACGGCTGCTGGTGACAACCTCACCAACGCTAAAATCCGCAAAGGAGACGTTATCGTAGACACCGCCAACAACACGATGTGGTTCGTAAAGAACAACGCATCTTTGGAAGGTTCTAACATCGTTAAGCTCGGCGGCTCTGCTACGTCTATCGCTGACGGCGCTACTGTTGTAGTTATTTCTAACGCCCATGGTGAAGGTTCTGGCGCTCCTGCTGGCCTGAAGTACGGTCTTAAGAAGTACAGCAACAAGGTTCAAATCTTCAAGAACAGCTACCAGCTGACTGACGTAGAATTGACCAACAAAATCAGTGTACAGTTCAACGGTCAAGAGTACTACATGTACGCTGCCCAGCACAATGCATTGATGAAGTTCCGTAACGACATCGCTTACGCTCTGTTGTTCGGTAAGGGTAATGCTTCTACCTTCTCTGGATTCGGTAACGATGTAACTGCTGCTACGACCGCTGGTCAAGTAGGTGGTGTTGCTGTAACCCAAGTTGTTGATACCGATGGCAACCCCATCCAATTCACTAAGGGTCTTGTAGAATGGTGTAAAGACGGTCTTGACTTCGCTGCTGACGGCGCTGGTGTTGACTCTTTCGGTTCTGCTGGTCTTACTGACTTCGCAACTATCGTTAAGACCATGGACAAGACTCGTGCTCCTTACGAGTACATGTTGTTCGCTGGTACTGGCGCTAAGATTCAAATGGACAACTTGTTCAAGAACCTTGGTTCATCTGGTGTTACTAGCGTTCGTTTGAACGTAGCTGGTACTGCTGTAGACTTCGGTATGGAGCAGGTTAGCCTGTACGGTCGTAAGTTCATCATGAAGGCATTCCCTCAGTTCTCTCACGTTGCTGGTGAGGCTGCTATTGCTGATGCTACTGACACCGTTCTGTTCATCCCGAACGACAAAATCAAGGTTCACGCTGGTAGCGGAACTGTTGACCGTATGCGTGTACGTTACCTCGAAGGACCTAACACTAACCTTGCGTACAAGGAGTGGATGTTGGGTGGTTTGGCTCCTACGCCTACCGACGGCCGCAGCGTACTTGAGGCAGTATACGAATCAGCTCAAGGTCTGGAAGTTCTGGGCATCGAGCACTTCGGTATCGCCAAGTTCGCCTAAACCAATGGATGGGAGGGGGAAACCCCTCCCTTCTTTTTAATTTGATTTACCTAATCTAATTGTCATGAGAAGCACAAAATATTACAACAACCTTGATTCATCGGTCGTAAAAAAGTTCGGGCTAGACCGCCTTACTGACACGGTAATCATTAAATTGCTGGATGTCCGCATGGACCCAGACAACCCATCTCAACCACTCATTCCTGTTTATAAAAGAATTCCCAATCGGGACATTATCATCGTTGATGGTCAGTCTTACGATATTGGTGCAATTTCTTCTGTGTCTGGAGATAAGATTTCTTTTTATGAAATCGGATTCTGGAAAGACGAGGGTGGATTTAAGCGTTTAAACCCAAGAACTGCTCGTGACCGAGACATTTTGGAGTTTTTGCTTATTAGTAACTATAATTCTAGCAACCCATTCCGTGACCCCAATGTTCGCCCAATGTTTGAGGTGTTTCGTCCGGAAGAAAAAGCAAAGCAGCGTGTAGACCAGCGTTTACAGCGTGTTCAGGCCATCACCATTGCGGCCTCCATGAAAGAAGAAGAACTTCGTGAATTTGCCGCATCTGTAGGTTGGAACGAGGCTGAAGATATGTACCTCCTTAAGGACAAAGCCCTTGACTGGTGCGAGCGTGACCCAAAAGGGTTTATCGAAGCTCAATCTAGTCGTGAGCGCTACATCATGGCCACGCTACGTCGTGCAGAGTCTCGTGACATAATTGCACGAAACCCTCTTGAGAACGCATGGGTATGGAAAGCATCTAGTCAGATTCTTTGCACATTGCCACGCCATTCTGAGCGTGATATGTACCAACTCTTTGTAGACTGGTACATGTCTAATGATGTCGCTGTTAAAGTATTCCACGAGCTTGAAAGCATCATCTATGGACGTAACCACGTGACTAAGATTACCCCAGAGCCCGAAGAGGTCACTGAGGATGAGTCTAAGCCTCGAGGTAGACGAACTCGTGCAACAGAGTAAAAGGGTGGCTTAGGCCACCTTTTTTATTGTCTATAATTTCGTAGTTTTGTATAGACTATGGCTTCGATTAACTTAGACATCTCCACGCAGTTAGACATTACGTGCAGACGTAATGATACATTCAGTCTAGAACTCACGTTCTCAGACGACACTGGCACTGCTATTAACCTTACTACGTATTCCGACTTCAAGATGGAAGTAAGGAAGCACGACAGAAAAACAGGCAACCCCACCCTTAGATTTACGAAGCTAACCAATGAGATTATTGCGTTAAGCAATGGCACGATGACCGTGACGGGCTCTGCAGCAACAATGAATGTTTCTGGAGGTGATTATGTCTATGACCTACAGGCCATAACAGTCGGAGGACAAGTCTATACATGGCTTCGTGGTAAGTTTGTTGTTAATGAAGACGTCACTATCTAATGGAAATAGATGTAACATCACCATCCGTTCCACCGGCAATTATTGTCAAGGAACCGTCTGCCGTCTCTAGTGTAATCATTCCGCAGCCCACTACGCAAATTGGTGTAAAGAACTTCGTATCTGTAAAGGCAGACGCTCACTACACTCACGTTCAAGGGGTCGCCGAGGCTACTTGGGAGGTGACTCACAACTTGGGAAAACGAGCATCGGTAACGGTGGTTGACTCAACTGACAACATCGTATTTGGTGAAGTCGAATATCTAACAAACAATTCTGTACGTTTAACCTTTGCTGGAGCCTTTAGCGGCAAGGCATACTTTAACTAAGCACTATGGCTATCAATTATTTCTCACCAATTGATATGAATAAGCTCGAGATTATCGAGCCTAGAATTCATAACTCACTTAACGCACCGGGAACCCCAGTACCGGGTCAGATTTACTTTGACACCACCGTCAACAGTATGTTCTTCTACAACGGCACAGACTGGGTAGACATCAAAGGTGATATCCAACAGGTACTTGCTGGTGATGGTCTCACTGGTGGTGGCTCTGGCGGTTCGGTAACCCTTGACGTTGGTGCTGGTACTGGTATCACCGTAACCACTAATGCCGTAGGTCTTGACACTGCCAATACCCGTAACGTAGACCACACTGGTCTTGACGTCTTCGCAGGTAATGGTTTGACTGGCGGTGGAGAACTTACTGGTGATGTAACTCTTAACGTAGGTGTTACTGCTAACTCGGGTATTACTGTTGGTGCTAACGCAATTGAGCTTACCAACTACAGCAACCTCACGCAGTACAACATCCTTATGTGGGGCGCTGGTGGTCAGTTGGAGAACGCTCCAATCATCCGCACTGTTGACCTTGAGAACAACCCGACCATCACGATTCAGGCTAACCTTATCGTTACTGGTACCACTACGAGCGTTAACTCTAACGAGGTAAACATTGGTGACAGCATCATCAAGTTGAACTCTGACGAGACTGGAACTCCTTCGCAGAATGCTGGTTTCGAGGTTGAGCGTGGTACTTCTACCAACGTATCATTCTTGTGGGACGAGGATGCTGACCGATTCACTACTGTAGACCAGAAGTTGCACGTTGGTAGCGTAGAAACTGTTGTTCCTGGAACGGACGATTTCTTCTATGTATACGATAATGCCATCGGTCAAACTGGTATTATTAAGAAGGCTACCTTCAACTCAATCGCAAACCTTCTTGGTGCACCGATTCACTTCTCTCTTGACCCTGCTCAAACTGGAGTTGTAACAAAGAGTGGAAATACTTATACCGTTACACACAACTTTGGAACTAAGGCTGTAATGGCTCAAGTTATAGAATACGCTACGCAGGAGACTGTTCACGTAGATGTTGCTAGACCCACGGTTAACGCTATTACTGTTGCGTTTGCTTCCCCTGTGACCAATAATGCATACTACGTAATCCTAACCGCTTCCACTCGTACAGGTGACGTTGTGGGAGGCTCGGTTCAGGGTGACGCTCCTGCCTCTTAATAACGGATAGATGTCTTTTTACCAAGGGGTAGGCAATAGTCTACCCCTTTTTTATTTGCTATCTTTGCTTATACTATATTAGGCTGGTAAACTATGAAGTTTTTATCTCAGATTAACGTCAACACGGAGTATACCCTGCCGATAGTTGATGGAGCAAATGGGCAGGTGTTGGCGACTGACGGCAACGGAACAGCCTATTGGGGCAGTATATCCGTAGGTGCTACAAACTTAAACGCACTAACTGACGTTGTAATCAGCTCACCATCCACTGGTCAGTTGCTTCGCTACGGCATTCCTGTGGGGTCTGAGGACCCTAACCCGGTGTGGTATAACTGGAGTCCCAACTACCTTACGTTTGCATCGTCTATTGACGCTCTTGCTGATGTCACGATTACCACCGCAACGGCAGGACAGATTCTTCAGTACAACGGAACCACTTGGGTAAACACTACGCTCTCTACTGTTGAGTACGTGTCTAAGGTTCAGCATTTAGTTAAGGCTGGAGTTGCGATTACGAAAGGTCAGGCGGTATATATTACTGGAGCTGATGGAACCAATATGATTGTTGGCCTTGCATCTAACGCATCGGAAGCTACATCATCTAAGGTTATCGGTTTAGCTGTGTCTAATGCCGCCATAAACGACCAAATCTTTGTTGTAACGGAGGGTCTTATTGCAGGTCTTAATACATCTACTGCTAACGCTGGTGACGCAGTATGGTTAGGTACAAGCGGAAACCTAATCTTCGGATTGCTTAATAAGCCAGTTGCCCCAGCACACTTGGTGTATATCGGTGTGGTAACGAGAGTTCAGTCTAACAATGGAGAGATTTTCGTTAACGTACAGAATGGCTTTGAACTCAATGAGATTCACGATGTACTGATTTCATCACCATCGACAGGGCAGCTTATCCGCAGAGACTCTGATGGCCTGTGGAAGAACTGGACTCCTAACTACCTAACCTCGCTCCCGACTCACAACCACGACGACAGATACTACACCGAATCAGAGATAGCTGGTTTCTTCGGTGGAGAATTGGAGATTGCTGGATACAACGCTACTAACTGGGATACGGCATATGGATGGGGCAACCACGCTGATTATGGATATCTCACGTCTTTTACTGAGGCTGACACTTTAGCCACTGTTACTGGTCGTGGCTCAACTACAACTAATACTATTACGTTAGGAGGTCTTAATGTCATTAGCGGAGGCACAGCTCAAGTGTCATACTTTGGCTCAACAGCCACAACACAATACGCTGATATTGCATTAAGGACAAACGATGGCCAAGGAGAGATATTTAGAGCTGGAACCGCATATACATCATATGGAGGCGCTAAGGCTTTAAACATTTGGAATAGTAACGGACCAATATCATTGCATCCAAATGGTATAAGTAATGTTTTGTTTTTAAGCAATGCTGGCAACGTCGGCATTGGTACGACGAGTCCGGGAGCTAAGCTTGAGGTTGCAGGAACCGTTATTATTGACTCATACCTGTATTTAGACAGCAATGAAATTTGGTCTAAAAACGGAGGAGACTTATTCGTAAAAGCAGATAATAAGGTTTATATACAGCCTGCTGCTACAACTACTACTGTTTTTGATACAAATGGCAACGTTGGCATTGGTACGACGAGTCCAGGAGCCAAGCTTCACGTTAAAGGTTATGTTCGTTCAGACTTTGGAAACAACGATGGAGTCACTTACTTAACTGGGTTTGGAGTTGAGTTTGATAGAGGGACAAACTATTTGCGTCCAGTGAGTAATGGAGATAAAAATCTCTATATTGGTGGAGCTTCTGCTGGCGACAGTAACTGGAATTACGTAATAGTAAGAGCAAATTCTTTCCAATATAACGGAAATGAAATAGCAACACAGACTTGGGTAGGTGCTAATTATTACAACACTGGTCAGATTGAAGACTTCTTCTCTGGTGCTGAAGCTATCTCTGGATACAACAAGAGCAACTGGGATACAGCCTACAACGATAGAATCACTGCTGCTGCCGTAACAGGAACTAGCACTAAGACGCTTACGCTCACTCAGGGAGATGGTGGAACTGTTACCGCCACGTGGACTGATTACGATACGGATAATGATGCTCAGGTATTAACGTGGACTGCTCCAAGTAAAGAGCTTGCAATATCCAATGGTAACAGCATCACGCTTGACGGACTAGCTACTGAGGATTACGTATTGAGTCAAGGGTTTACCACCTTCCAACCTTGGAACTCTGGAACAGGAAGTATCAATTACACCGCTGGCAACGTCGGTATTGGCACGGCAAGTCCTAATTACAAACTTGATATAACAGGAGGAAGTGTAAGGCTTACGCAAGATTATTCGCAAGTAATTCTTAATGGAATTACACTTCGTGGTTACAGCGCTGATAACTTATGGGTTATTGGAAACTCTACAAGAGCAAGTATCAATTTAGGTACATCTTGGGATTGGGATACGCAAGTAGCAATAGCATATACACCAAACACTCCGGGCGCAGGACAAGGTGGTTTAGCCATCGGTCAAACGACCAAGAATTCTAGCACTTGGACTCACGGTTCAACATCTTTCTACACACTTGGGACTGAAAGAGTGACAATAGACAGTTCCGGTAACGTCGGAATTGGTACAACGAGTCCAGCTGAAAAGCTTCACGTAGTTGGTGCTGCAATATTTGATGGAGGCGCTGGTAACTCCTCTACTGATTCTGTATTGTATGTAACTAAGTCAAACAGTAATGACTGGGGTCTTTATGTAAATGCTAGCGGCGTTGATTACGGTATGTATGTCAGAATATCTCCTTCTGCAGGTTATGCATTTGGTATACATAATGGCACTACTTGGACCACAAGAATCACTGGAGATGGTAGAATCCATTTAAACAGTAAAGACACAATAGCGTCCTATGATTCTTGGCTTAGACTTAACCAATCTGGTGAATATACGTCTGGTGTTTATACTCCAGCAGGATTAAGAAACGATGGTGCTTTTGAAAACTATGGTGGTATCTATGGATACAATACTATAAGAGGAAGAAAAGCACAGACCAACAATAACTACACTACTGCTGCTCTTTGGACTGAATCTTACGACAATACAACCACTGGTATTGCGTTCCACATTAGCGGCAACGTAGGTAAGTTTCTTGAAATGAGAACTGATGGTGTTCTATACTGGGAGAACGCTAAGGTTTGGACTGCAGCCACTGATGGTTCTGGCTCTGGGCTTGATGCTGACACTGTAGATGGAATACACGCAAGCACCTTCGCAACAAGACAAGATGGAGCAAGATATAGCACGGATGTAAACTCATTGATGTCTTCTGGCTTCTATAATGTTGAAGGCCAACCCGCAAACTCTCCTGTAAGTTATGGTCAGATAATTGTTGCAAAAGGCATTGATACAGCATTTCAAATTGCTGGTGGCTATAGCAATAACGCTCTGTACTTTAGAGGTCAAGGTTATGGACCAGAGTCTGGTGGATTTTATCCTTGGAGAAGAGTATGGCACAATGATGACTTTTCATCTACTAACATATCCAACTGGAACGCCGCCTATAACGACAGAATCACAGCGGTGGCGGTGTCAGGAACTGGAACCAAGACGCTTACGCTAACCCAGCAGGATGGTGGTACGCTAACGGCTACGTGGACTGATTACGATACAGACAACGATGCACAGACGCTATCTTGGGACCAGGGTCAGACTTTATTGTCTATATCTGGAGGTAATGACGTTACACTAACGGGTCTCGCCACTGAAGATTATGTAAACAGCCAAGGCTTTGTAACGTCTTCTGGAACCGTAGCTGGGGTCGTAAGAACCGTTACTGGAACCAACTCCGCCGAACTCGTCCGTGGCAATATGGGCGACAACGACCAAGCGAGAATCCTCGTAGGAGCCACAGCCTCTAACGCTGGATACCTCGAGATTGCAACGGCAGATGACGGAACCGAGCCTATCTACGTTAGACAGTACACTGGAGTATTTTCTTCACTAACAAGAACAGCAACGCTACTTGATGGCTCAGGTAACACCACGTTCCCAGGAAGTCTCACAATCGGTGGCACGTTCACGGAGAACTCGTCTATCCGCTTCAAGGAGAATATCCAACCGCTTGAACCAGCACTCGCTAAGGTCGAGCAGTTAAATCCTGTGACCTACACCAAGATTACCTCACAAGAGGAGGAGATTGGTTTGATTGCAGAAGAGGTAGCGGAGCTGTTCCCAGAGGTTGTAACGTACAACGAGAACGGACAGCCTCAAGGTATCCAGTACCAACGTCTTAGCGTAATTTTGCTGAAGGCTGTGCAAGAGTTAACGGAACGAGTAAACAAGTTAGAAAACAAGTAATATGGCTTCATTATTATTAGGAACCACCATTGGAGGACACGTAGCAGTCCACGCAAACAATATCAGTACATATGCTCTTACGAGTGTTCCTTCTAATGTCATAACCACTTCTGGTGGACAGACTATTGCTGGTATAACTTACTTCTCTAATGGTGAGTCTTTAAACTTGTACGGAATCCGTGGTAGGTTTACTAACGAATATATCCACTTATACAATAAAGTAGGTATTGGACACCCAAATGGGTGGGGACAAGGTGAAGGAGATACACCTGGATATGGATTATCTACTTATGGAGGAATGAATATTGCTTATGGTAATGGGGCAAATTCATACATAAATGGATACTTACGAATTAACAAGAACTGGGCCGGTGGAGACTTTGGCGCTGAACAATTGACTATTCGTGGAACATATCCATCTATAGCACTTAGAAGCACGCAGCATAATTCAAAGTGGTTAATTCACCACGCATCAGCATTGCAGTTTTACTATGGTGGAACATCTGACGATAACAACTGGGCTAACAAGTTTGAAATACCGACGGATGGAAATATTTGGATGGCTTGGGCTAATGATTACATCTCTAATCTACTTGATGCAAAGCAAAACGCTTCTACTGCTATCACAACCAGCAACATCGGCTCTCAGTCAGTAAACTATGCTTCCTCTGCTGGTTCAGTAGCTTGGGGTAATGTGTCAAGCAAGCCATCATACATTATGTACTATCAAGGATTTACCCTTGATGCTAATACGATGGACACTAATTCCACTGGATTTACCTACGCTAATAACGCACCATTCTATGGTCCTATAGCTAGATTTAGCACTGGTGGAGGATATGACTTGTGGTTGGGAGGGTCTTACAATGGAGGAGGCAATGCTTTTTTCTTAAGAACTAGAGATGGTGACGCTGCTACATTAAATCCTTGGAGAGAGATTATCACGTCTGGAAACATAGCATCACAATCAGTAAACTATGCTTCAAATGCTGGTAATGCAGACACACTAGACAGCCTAGATAGTTCTGAGTTTGCAAGAGGGCGTGCTGCATATCAAGTTTTAAATCTTGATACAGTAAAGCAGCCAGGATTATATCAGTATGACGGAGGAATTGGCGGAACGCAACCAGCTGGGACAAACTGGTATAATGTTAAGACTATTGAAATAGGTTCTGAATATAGATATAGTCAGTTCGTAATGCCTTATTCAGAAAATAGAATTTTTTATAGGTATAAAGTTGATGCGGGTTGGCAACCTTACGTAGAGTTAATTACTTCTGGAAACATCGCATCTCAATCGGTATCCTACGCTGACGAATCAGGATACTCTTCGTCTTCGGGTTCTGTAGAGTGGACTAGTGTTCAAAACAAACCAGCAACATTTGCTCCATCTGCTCACACCCACGATGATAGGTACTACACTGAATCTGAGTCTGATGGTAGGTATGTGCCATACGGCAGTATCACTGGAAGTTTTGGGCTTAACGACAACAAATTATACCTAAGAACAAACGGAGATAACAACCACTACTTGTGGAATGCTAGCGATGACTGGGAGGAATTAAACGCATATGAAGGAACTGGATTTAGAATAACAAGTAATCAAGGAGCCACAGGGGTTCTTTATGTTTATGGTTCATCAAATGGTGGATATACATACTCACCATACTCATTTCGTGCCCCTATCTTTTATGATTCTGCCGATACCAACTACTATGTAGACCCAAACAGCACATCAATGCTGTATCGTGTTAATTCATACTATCTTTCAAATCCTGGTGACGTAGCTGACAACCACCCATATGGTATTTACTTCAGCAGCAGCTTATCTACTGCATATGCAATTTTTAGAGAACCTGGAGCTTGGAACCATCCATACCCAGACCTCCGTATTGCATTCCATACTGGTATTAAGATAGGAGCTAATGCAGGGTATGAGGGTGTAAGATTCTACACTGACTACGATATGTCGTCTCAGGTGATGTCTGTTAACAATGGTTCAGACCCACTTGGTCAAGGCAACGTATATGTTAATAACAACTTGCAAGCTGGAAGTTCATTACGTGCTCCAATTTTCTACGATTCTGCCGATACTACATATTATGGTGATTTCGCAGGAACATCTTGGCTTAGACATCTATCTGTTGGTGATGTTAATGCATCTAATGATGGTGGATGGAATGCCAGATTAAACCTAACTGGTTCATCTCACGCAAGACTTGATGTAAAGAGCAATAGTGATGGTATTATTACTACAATATACTCTCACACTGGCCAAGGCGTTGGTAGGGTCGGAACTTGGTCTAACCACCCATTAGCATTTATGGTTAATGGTGGTATCGCTGGATACGCATATGCTAATTATCTCCAAGGAGTTGATTCTGTTCGTGCTCCAATCTTCTATGACTCTGCCGACACTGCGTACTACGTAGACCCTAATAGCAACTCAAAACTTCTTAATCTCGGACTTGGTGGTGCGACTCCAGACCTTAGGCTTAGCGTATCTGGTGATGCTCACGTAAGCGGATACATCTATCAGGGAGGTACTGCTGGTGTAGTAAATAGTTGGGGGTCTAGAACGCTTGTTAGTGGAGGAAACTATGTCTCAAACGCAAACTCATTTAGATTTGACAACGTAGGATACGGAAGCACTTGGTCTTTTGTAATAGACTCTGGTGGGGCCGCAACAGCATCTGCTTCTCTTCGTGCTCCAATATTCTATGATTCTAACGATACTGGATATTATCTAGACCCCAACGGAACTTCTAACTTAAATCAGTTAAATACGGCTACTAGGACCAGATGGAATATGCCAAGATATTGGACTAATAGAACTATTTATTCTAGCGACGAAGGATACTGGACTGGAACTAATGGTTGGGGTGTTGACCACGGCAATTGGGCAAATGCTTGGCAGGGTGGATTTTCTGGTTGGGATATCTGGGGCACAAACACTGACCACCCACAGGGGTCTGGATATGTTCACGCACAAGGTATTGTGTCTGGACAGCATTACGCAACATCAGGTGTTGGATATGGTTGGATGATGGTTGGTGCGGCAGATGCTATTACAAACAGATACTGGCTTCGTGGCAAGTGGGGTAGCACAACATCTGCTTGGACAGAAATAATGACATCCAATCAAAATACGTATGCTTGGAATATGGACCAGTGGGTTAGAACTACTGATTCAGTATCGTTTGCCGCTACAACCTCTCCTACATTCCTAGTAAATAGCCACTCTGATAACACGAAGGGTTACCGAATCTACAACACTAGCAACTCTTCTGTTAGTGCGATGTTTGTCAACTCATCTAACCAGCTAGTTATTGCCGCAGG